GCGCGCGCAAGGTCCACGCCCTCGACCTCGACTAGCCCACTACACAACCGAATAGCCCACGAGCCGCACCCCGCTCCGGCGGGGTGTTTTTGTGTGCAGATTGTCACGCAGATCATTGACACAAGCCGTTTAGCATAGTGGCATAGACGATTTTTTGGTCATGGCTGGCGACCAGAGCGCACGAGTCTCCACCCTCACACAACTGATCAGGCTGCAAGCGCCTGGTCGCCAGCCCTAGCCGTAGGGAGCCGCCCGTGGCGAGAAGAGCCTCCCGTGTCTGCCCCATACCCGGGTGCGCCAACTTGGTGCCCCCGGGCCGTGCGCGTTACTGCCCCCCCCATGAACGGGCCCGGCAGGCGCGCGTGGACGCTCAGCGGCCGACGTCGGCACAACGAGGCTACGACGGCGAGTGGCAGCGCATCCGGGCCGTCTACCTCGGCGAGCACCCCTACTGCGCCGAGTGCGGCGCCCCCGCCACCGACGTGCATCACATCACCCCGCTCCGGCGGGGTGGCACGCACGACGAGACGAACCTGAAAGCATTGTGTCACGCCTGCCATAGCAGGGTGACGGCGCGTCGCGACGGCGGCTTCGGTAACCCGTCGAGGCGGCGGTAGGGGAGTGCAAATCGCTGCGCGCGCAAAAATTTTTGACCGCGCGGGTAGCCTAAAAAGTCGGTGTACGAGTTCGGGGGCTCCCCCCGGCCAGTGGAGTGAAGCGGTTTTAGATGCCAGGACCACTGCCAAAAGACCCGGCGCTGCGGCAGCGGCGCAACAAAACGGCGACGCGGGCCATCCTGCCGGCTGACGCCAACCCGATCGCTGCCCAGCCGCGGCTGCCGGCTTGCCCCAACGAGGGCAGCTGGCACGCCATGGCGAAGCGCTGGTGGAAAGACGTGTGGGCCTCGCCGATGTCGGCTCAGTTCGTGAGCGGGGACGTGCCGGCGCTCTTCCGGCTGGCGGCGCTGGTGGATAACTTCTGGAAGACTGGGAGCCTGGCGGTTGCGAAGGAGATCCGGCTGCTGGAGCGGGAGTTCGGGCTGACGCCGATGAGCCGGCGCCGGCTGCAGTGGCAGATGGCCACGGCCGAGGAGGCCGTCGAGCGGCTTGGGATGCGGCGCATGAGCCAGGCGCGCGACGTGACGCCGGTAGACCCGCGGGGAGTGCTGGAGCGATGAGTGTGCTCATGGTGCCGCGGGATGAGACGCCCTACCCCACGCTGGGGCCGCAGGTGGTGGCGTTCATCGAAGAGTACCTGGTGCACGGACCCGGCGACCTGCGCGGGCAGCCGGTGCGGCTCGATGACGAGAAGCGGGCGCTGATCTACCGCATGTACGAGGTGTTCCCGCAGGGCCACCCGCAGGCCGGGCGGCGGCGCTTCAAGCGGGTGGCGCTCAGCCTGCGGAAGGGATCGGCGAAGACCGAGTTGGCGGCGCTGATCGCGGCGGTGGAGCTTCACCCGGACGGGCCGGTCCGGTGCGATGGTTTCGACGCCAATGGCAACCCGGTGGGCGTGGGGGTGGTGGACCCGTACATCCCGATGGTGGCCACCACCGAAGAGCAGTCCGACGAGCTGGCCTACGGCGCGCTGCGCGTCATTTTGCAGTACAGCGCGCTGGCCGACGACTTTGACATCGGCATCGAGCGCATCATGCGAGTGGGCGGGGACGGCAAGGCGGTGAGCCTGGCCTCGGCCCCGGACGCCCGTGACGGCGCACGCACTACTCTGAATATTTTTGATGAAACGCACCGTTTCACATCACCCCGAATGAAACGGGCGCATCGTACGATGCTGGCCAACATTCCGAAGCGGCGCCTGAGCGACGCCTGGTCGCTGGAGGTGACGACGGCACCGGCGCCGGGCGAGGGGAGCGTCGCCGAGGACACCATGGACTACGCGCGGCAGATGGCCGACGGCACCATCCAGGACAGCCGGCTCTTTTTCTACCACCGGCAGGCCTCGGAGAAGCACGATCTCACGACGCCGGAGGGGCTGCGGGCGGCGGTCATCGAGGCCAGCGGCCCGGTGGCCGAGTGGAGCGACATCGACGGCATTTGCGAGCAGTTCCGGGACCCGACGGCGGACCAGGCCTACCTGCGGCGCGTGTGGCTGAACCAGCTCGTGCGGGCGAGCGAGCGGGCGTTCGACGTCGAGCAGTGGAACCGGCTGGCGGACCCGGACTACGCCATTCCGGACGGCGCGCCGGTGACACTCGGTTTCGACGGCGCGCGCTGGCATGACTCGACGGCCATCGTAGCCACCGAAATTGCCACGGGCTTCCAGACGCTCATCGGGCTGTGGGAGAAGCCGGTGGACGTCAATCTCGACGACTGGGAGGTGCCGGAGGACCTGGTGCACGGCGTGGTGGAGGAGGCGTTCAAGCGCTGGCAGGTATGGCGGCTGTACGGCGACCCGCCCTACTGGGAGAGCGCCATGGCCAGCTGGGCGGGCCGCTACGGCGAGAAGCGCGTGGTGGAGTGGTGGACGAACCGGCAGAAGCAGATGGCCTATGCCATTAAGGCCTTCCAGAACGCCATCCAGTCCGGTGAGCTGCTGCATGACGGCAACCCGCACCTGGCCCGGCACATCGGCAACGCGGTACGGCGAGTGCTCACCATGCGGGACGAGGAGGGGCAACCCCTGTGGACCATCTACAAGGAGCGGCCGGACAGCCCCTTCAAAATTGACGCGGCGATGGCGGCCATCCTGAGCTGGGAGGCGCGGAGCGACGCGATCTCGCAGGGCGTGGGGGTGCGGAAGACGAGCATCTACGAGACGCGAGGCATTGTGACGGCATGAGCATCTTCGACCGCTTCCGGCCCTACCCGGTATTGCGCACGGCCATCGTGAACTTGGCCTCCGGCACGGCCTTCAGGGGCGTTATTTGGCGGCGGCGCGGGCCGTGGCTCGTGCTGCGGGAGGCGGAGCTGCTCAGCGACCGGGGCAACCCGGCGAGCGGGAAGGTGGACGGCGAGGTGCTCGTAAAACTGGCAGATGTTGACTTCGTGCAGGTGGTGGGCTGATGGCCGCGATCCAGTCCCTGGGGCAGGTGCAGCGCGTGCAGCAGTCCGCCTGGCGGACGCCGCTCAGCTACACCGGCGTGCAGTTCTACGACGCGTTCCGCTACGACTACGCGGCGCTGTACCGGATGCAGCCGAACGTGCGCGTGTGCGTGGACTTCCTAGCACGAAACATCGCGCAGCTCGGGCTGCACGTCTTCCGGCGGGTGTCGGACACGGACCGGGTGCGGCTCACCGATCACGGCCTGGCGCGCCTGCTCTCGCGGCCGCTGCCGCCGTGGGCGAAGGTGACGCGCTACCGGCTCATCGAGAGCCTGATGGCCGACCTGGGCGTCTATTTCAACGCCTACTGGCTGAAGCTGCGCGAGGGCGGCGCGGGCAGCGGGCCGCTTACCGGGCTGCTGCGGCTGCCGCCGGCGCTGGTGACGGTGCAGGGCAACCTGCTGCCGACGGGCTACGAACTGACGCTTGGCGGCTCGCCCTACCGGCTGGAGCCGTCGGAGGTGGTGCATTTTCGCGGCTACAACCCGGAGAACGCGATTGCCGGGCTCTCGCCGCTGGAGACGCTGCGCCGGGTGCTGGCCGAGGAGCACGCCGCCGGGCAGTACCGCGAGGGGTTCTGGCAGAACTCGGCGCGCATGGCGGGCATCGTGACGCGCCCGCTCGCAGCGCCAGAGTGGAGCGACGAAGCGCTGGAGCGCTTCCGGGCGCAGTTCAAGCAGCTCTACAGCGGGGCGGCGGGCAGCGGCGAGACGGCGGTGCTCGAAGAGGGCATGGACTGGAAGCCGGTGACGTTCAACGCGCAGGAGAGCGAGTACCTGGGTGGGCGCAAGCTGACGCGCGAGGAGTGCGCGCGGGCTTACCACATCCCACTGCCGATGGTCGGCATCCTCGATCACGCGACTTTTAGTAACGTGAAAGAGCAGCATAAGCAACTCTACCAGGACAGCCTGGGGCCGTGGCTGGCGATGATTGAGCAGGACATCGAGCTGCAGCTGCTGCCGGAGTTCGAGGACACAGACGGCGTGTACGTCGAGTTCAACATTGCCGAGAAGCTGCAGGGCTCTTTCGAGGAGCAGGTGACGGTCCTGCAGAGCGCCGTCGGGCGGCCCTGGATGACGGCCAACGAGGCGCGGGCGCGGCTGAACCTGCCGAGCCTGGGTGGGGACGCCGACCAGCTCGTGACGCCGCTTAACGTGCTCGTCGGCGGGCTGGCCTCGCCGCGCGACACTGCGCCCGACGAGACGGGGCAGGCCTCCCTCCCCCTCCCCCGCGTGAAGGGCCTGGACAGCCATGTGGAGGGGCTGCGCGAGCAGCACGAGCGGCGCTGGACGGAGGGGCTGGCCAGCCACTACCGGCGGCAGGAGGCGGCCATCGTGAGCCGCGTGCCCAAGGGCCGCAAGGTTGACATCGGCGGGGTGTGGTTTGACGAGGAGCGCTGGAACCGCGAGCTCGCCGCCGACCTGCTGCGGCTGAACAACCTGACGGCCACGGCCTGGGCCGAGGCGCTGATCGAGGCGGGCGGGCTGGACGTCGAGGACATGGAGGCCTTCGAGGCCAACATGCTGCCGTGGCTCCAGGAGCACAGCCGCATCCAGGCGGAGTATTTGAACGGCCAGGTGCGGGAGGCGCTCACCGGCGCGCTGCGCGAGCCGGAGCCGCTGGAGGCAGTGCGCGGGGTGTTCGTCGCGGCGGCCACGGTGTGGGCCCTGCAGCAGGCGCGCAGCGCGGTGACGGCAGCCGCGAACTTCGGGGCGAGCGAGGCGGCTTCAGCCGGCGGGCTGAAGACGAAGACGTGGCGGGTGAACTCGTCCAACCCGCGCGACGCGCACAAGGCGATGGACGGGGAGACGGTCGGCATCCGGGAGCGGTTTAGTAACGGCGGGCGCTGGCCTGGGGATCCAGCGTTAGGCGCTGATAATAACGCAGGCTGCCTCTGTTCTGTGGAGTTCAACTAGAGGAGCGGGAGATGCAGACGAAAATCTACCGGGCACCCATCCATTTCAAGGCCGACAGCGACGAGACCGGCGAGTTCGAGGCCGTGTTCGCGACGCTCAACGTCGTGGACCATGACGGAGACGTTACGCGGCCCGGTGCATTCAAGAGCGGGCAGGAAGTGCTCATCGAGCCGTGGAACCACAACTATGGTGAGCTCCCGGTCGGCAAGGGCATTATTTACGAGCGGGGGAACGAGGCGGTCGTCGAGGGGCAGTTCTTCCTCGACACGGCCTCCGGCGCCGAGCACTACAAAGTCGCGAAGCATCTCGGCCCGCTCCAGGAGTGGTCCTACACATTCGTGGTCGAGGAGGGGGCGCCGGGCCAGTTCGAGGGGCAGGACGTCTACTTCCTGGACAAGCTCGACGTGTGGGGCGTTGGGCAGGTAACGCGGGGGGCTGGCATCGGTACAAGGACGGAGTTTGTGAAGAGACAGAAGGAAGAAGACGCTGGCGAGGGGACGCCCGAGCCGGACACACCATCAGGAGATGACGAAGGCGAGGGGGGCGGGGACGCCCTTAAGCCGAGCGGCGTCGAGCTGATGCGGGTACGACTGGACATCATCGAGCTTGAGGCCGGGCTGGACCCGGCAGAGGAGTAAGGAAATGGACCGCATCACTGAACTTCGTGAGCAGATGCAGAAGGCGCTGAAGGAAGCGCGCGGCATCTGCGAGACTGTCGAGCAGGAGGGGCGCGAGTTCACCGCCGATGAGCGGCAGAAGGTCGCCAACATCCTGGAAGAGGCCAACGCCCGCAAGGCCGAGCTGAAGCAGGCCGAGGAAGACGAGCGCATGCGCCGCCAGATCCTGGACTTCGGCGACGGCCTCGACCTCGGCGCGCTCGGCGCCAACGGCAAGGGCCAGAACGGCCGCCTGCCGCGCTCGCTCGGCGAGCAGTTCGTCGAGGACGAGCAGTTCAAGGCCTGGCTGAAGGGCGTAGCCCCGGGCGGGCGCGTGCCGGAGCGCATGCAGCTCACCTCGCCGCCTATCGCGCTCAAGGGCGGCTTCAACCTGTTCAAGAAGGACCTGATCACCGGGGCGAGCGACACCTCGGCGGGCGCGTTCGTGACGCCGGACAACACCGGCATCTACGAGCCGCTGGGCCGCTACCCGCTCACCCTGCGCGACCTGATCAGCGTGCGCCAGACGACGTCGGACACTGTCGAGTTCGTGCGCCAGACGGCGCAGGTGACGCAGGCCGCGGTAGTGCCCGAGGCCAACGTGACCGACTACACCGGCGCGACCGGCCAGGTCTCCGGCGAGAAGCCGGAAGGTGCCATGGCCTTCGAGCGGGTGACGGAGACGGTGAAGACGCTGGCCGTGTGGGTGCCGGCCACCCGGCGCGCCCTGTCGGACGCCGCGCAGCTGCGCGGGCTGATTGACCAGGAGCTGCGCGAGGACCTGGCCGAGGAGTTCGAGAACCAGCTCCTCAACGGCGACGGCTCCGGCGATAACTTCACCGGGCTGGCCAACACCGCCAACGTGCTGGTGCAGGCCTTCGACACGGACGTCATCACGACGACCCGCAAGGCCATCACCAACCTGAAGGTCAACGGCAAGCAGATGCCGACGGCGTGGGTGATGCACCCGAACGACTGGGAGAGCATCGACCTGCTCAAGGATGGTGAAAACCGCTACTACTGGGGCGGGCCGATGGCCCAGGGCCAGAAGACGCTGTGGGGCATCCCGGTGGTGGAGAGCTTCTTCGCCACTGAGGGCGTGGCCTACCTCGGTAACTGGCGGAAGATGGTCGTGTGGGACCGCGAGCAGGCCACCATCACTGTTTCGGACTCGCATGAAGATTTCTTCATCCGGAACATGATCGCGATCTTGGCCGAAATGCGCGCGGCGATGGGAATCATCCGCCCCTCAGCATTTGTTGAGGTCGACCTCAGCGGCGGGTCCTGAGGTAGCTATAGGTCAACTACTTCCCCCTTTAGGGGGGAGTAGTTGACTGCTTATCTGGATCGGCTCGTAGCCTTCAGGAGCCGGGGCTAATGCAGGTGAATGTCGTCTGCCGGAATAAGGACGCGGATAGGGTCATCCCTCGCTTCGCTCGTTACCTAAGCAATGGGCTGGGGTGGGAGCTAACCTCCCGGCCCATTCCAGACGCCGATGTGTACTACTTATCCGGCTATTTCGAGTGGCCGGTGATGAAGCGAGACATGGCAGATCGGCCTGTGGCTGCCTATTTCACGCATGTTGAGGAGCAGCCGCCGGGCAACGCGAAAGCGAAGCTGTACGACAGCGTCGCCGCGCGAGTCGACCTGCGCATCGCCACGGCAGCGCTGTACGCGGAGCCGCTGGCCGAGTACGGCCCGACGGTGCAGGTGTCGCCGCCGGTGGAGCGCGGGCGCTTCACCATTCCGGCGCAGCGCAACAAGCGGCTCGTCGCCGGGTTCAGCGGCTTCACGTATGCGAACGGGCGCAAGGGCGAGGACATCGCCCGGCGCATCGTGGCCTCGGAGCCGGGGCAGCGCGCCGAGTGGCGCGCCTCCGGGCGGGGCTGGCCGGTGCCGACGCGGATGTACGCGTGGGCGGAGCTGCCGGCCTTCTACCAGTCGCTGGACGTGCTGGTGGTGACGGCGACCGTTGAGGGCGTGCCGATGCCGCCGCTGGAGTGCCTGGCCTGCGGGGTGAGCGTGGTGGTGCCGCGCGGCGTGGGGCTGCTCGACGAGCTACCGGACCTGCCCGGCATCCACCGCTACGAGCGGGGGGATGCGCGGGACGCGGCCCGGGCGCTCGGCGAGGCGCTCGATGCGCGGGGCGAGGTGGACCGCGAGGCGTTGCGCGGTGTGACGGCGCCCTACTCTGTAACCGCCTGGTGCGAGCAGCACCGGCAGGCGTTCGAGGAGCTAATTGTGGGGTTGGACGAGCCGATGATGGAGGCGGAGGCCTCCGGGGTGGTACCGCCGCAGGCCGGGCGAACGGAGGGCGGGCGCGGGATCTACTGCGTGGCCTTCGGCGCGCCGGCGCGGGCCTGCGCACAGCGCCTGATGGAGACGGTCCGGGAGCACCTGCCGGAGATCCCAATCGCGTTCTGCGGCGCGGAGCCGCTGGGGCTGGAGGACGTGTTCATCGCGCAGCCCGACAGCGACGCTGGCGGGCGGCGGGCGAAGCTCAAGGCCTACGAGCTGTCGCCGTGGGACGTAACGCTCTACCTGGACGTGGACACGGAGGTCATCTCGGGCGACGCGCGGTTCTTCTTCGAGCTCATCGAGGACGGCTGGGAGTTCGTCATCGCCAAGGACCCGCACCTCATGGACACGATGAGCCACTTCCGCCGGGCGAACAACCTGGCCGAGCTGGCCGAGCTGGAGCAGGAGCTTGTCACATTGGAAACGCTGCAGATCAACGGCGGGGTGTGGAGCTTCGGCAGGAACGAGCGGGTGGCGGCCTTCTTCGAGCGCTGGCAGGCGGAGTGGGAGCGCCACGCGCAGCGGGACCAGGGCGCGCTGGTGCGGGCCATGTACGCGGACCCGCTGAAGACCTACGTGCTGGGCAACGAGTGGAACTGGTTCGAGCGCTACTCGAAGGGCGTTGAGCCGGCGGCCATCAAGCACTACCCGGGGCGGGCGCGGCGCTGGAAGGGGCTCCTGCCGGGGCGCATTGACGGTGAAGCAGCCTGGTCAAAGGTGAAGCAGTTCGAGGCCCGCTCCGGCGGGCGGGCGAGGGGCCGGCGATGACGACTGAGGAGCGCACATCACTGTGGGCGAAGCTGGAGACGCTGCCGTGACACGAGGCATCTACCTGCGCGGCAAGGACGAGGTCATCGAGAGCCGGGCGAAGGCCGCCGGGCTGAAGGTGGTGGTGGGGGATGCGCTGGACGTGCCGTTCGAGCGGACGCTGATCGTCGAGCCCGGCACGCGCGTGCCGTGGGACCTGCTGCCGGCGGCCTGGAACTTCCTGCTGCGCTGGGACGCGGCAGTGCCGCTGTGGCGCTACGGCGTGCTGGCGCAGGACGTCGGGACGGCGGCGGAGCGGGAAGCGACGCGGGCGGTGGTCCGCGACCTGCGGGTGCTGGTGCACGCGACGGAGCTGCTGTTCGTGCGGCAGTCGGAGGGCGGCTGCGCGCTCGTCGACGCCTGGCGGGCGGAGCTCGCCGGGGGCGGGGACCGGCAGCTGGCCTTCCTGCGGGCGTATTACCGGGTCAAGCCGCGGCTGTGCGTGCTGCCGGTGACGTGGCTGGCCGACGTGCGGCAGGCGTCCGCGCAGGCGATGCGGCGGCGGGGCGGGGCGCGCTCGCCGAACGCGGCCAACCCGCTGGTGAAGGTGGAGCTCGAGCCGGGGCGCTTCGTGAAGTGCCACGCCGGCGACGAGGCGCGCGTGCGCGAGGCCTTCGAGCGGCAGCACGGGCGCGGGAGGTAGGTATGGCAGTCATTACGAGCAGAGACAATTGGCCGGTCGACAGCCAGGAGGTGCGCATGAAGAAGGGCAAGCTGGTACGGGTTCATCTCGGCGGGGGCCGGTACGTGAAGATGTACGAGGCCGATGCCGTCGCGCGGGGCCTCATCCCGGACCCGAAGGCGCGGCCGAAGCCCGAGGACAAGATGCGGCGGCCGGAGGGGAACAAGGCGGCCACTGGTGCATTGCGCCAGTCAGACGAGCCGGAGCCTGAGCCCCCTGCCCCGCCGCCGGTGATGGCCGACTTCGAGAGCATCGAGGGCATCGGCCCGGCGTCGGCGCGGGCGCTCGCCGCGCACGGCATCACGACGTTCGACGAGCTGCTCGCGGCGGCGGACCTGAGCTTCCTGACGCCGCAGGCGCAGGAGGCCATCCAGGCCTGGAAGGCTGCGGACGGTGAGTAGCTTCGCCAGCGTCTCCGACCTGGAGGCCTTCCTGCAGGTGGAAATTACCACCGTGGCGCAGGTGGCGGCCGCCGAGCGCGCGCTCGAGGAGGCCACGGCGGCCATCCGGAACTACTGCCGCCAGACGCTCTCGCTCGTCGAGGACGACGAGGTGACGCTGGACGTGTTCGGGGCCGGCGACCGGCTGTTCCTGCCGGAGCTGCCGGTCGTGGCGGTGATCGCGGTCGTCGAGAACGGTAAGACGCTCGCGGCGGGCGTGGACTACGCGCTCGGGCAGTACGGCATCCTGCACCGGCTCGGCGGGGCCAGGTGGGCGCGGGGCGTGCAGGTGGTAACGGTGACGTACAGCCACGGCTACGGCACGCTGCCGGACGACATCGTCGCGGTGTGCGTGCGGGCGGCCAGCCGGGCCTACCAGGCCGGGCTGCGCGCCGCCGAGAGCAACGCGGTGATGGGCGTGACGTCCAAGCAGCTCGGTGACTTCAGCGTGAGCTACACGGCGGAGACGGTCGGCGGCGGCATCGGTGAGGGCGTCATGGGCGCCAGCGCGGCGCGCATGCTGCTGCTCAGTGAGAAGGACATCCTGAACCGCTACCGGCTGCGGGGAGTCTAGCATGGTATTCGACAGCCTGCTGAACCACACCGCCGCCATCGAGCGGCGGCGGCGCACGCCCGACGGACAGGGTGGCTGGGCCGTCGACTACGTGCCGGCGGGCACAGCACCGGTGCGCATCCGGCCAGCCTCCGGCGCGGAGCGCGAGGTGGCGCTGGCCGAAGGGCGTGACGTGACGCACGTGCTGTACGCGCGCTACGGCGCGGACATCCAGCGCGGCGACCGGGTGACGGTGCGCGACCTCGTCGTCGAGGTGGAGGCCGTGCGGGAGCCGTCGCTGGCCGGGGAGCACATCGAGGTGGACTGCCTGGAGCGGCAGGTCGAGGCCTCGGCGGAGGAGGGCAGCTAGTGGCGCTGACGTGGAAGCCGGACGCCTTCAAGAAGGCACTGATGCAGCAGCTCGTCGCCAACGGCGAGGTCGTCGGGCAGTTCGTCGAGGGTGAGGCGAAGCGGCGGCTGCTGGCCATTCAGGACCCGGACTGGGGGGCGCAGTACCGCGGCTACGTGGCCCGGCTGCTCGACAACGAGGTGAAGGCCGAGCGGCGCCGGGTGTCCATCCGTGTAGGTGTGCGGACGGGCTACACCAAGTGGCACGGCTACTACATCGAGCTGGGCACCAGTCGCCGGGCCGCGCACCCGTTCCTGCGCCCGGCGGTATTTGAGAACGGGGCGAAAATCCTGGCGCTCCTGGGAGGCAGGTAGGTGAACCTGACAGCGGCCATCTACGACGTGCTGGCTGGGGACGCCACGCTGGCGGCCCTGCTGGCTTCCTACCGGGGCAGCCCGGCGGTGTTCACCACGGATCCGCCGCCCGGCGACGCCGAGCTGCCGTACATCGTGACGGCGGGCGCGGTGGCGCAGACGCCGTGGGACACGAAGACGAGCCGGGGTCGGCAGGTGGTGCGCGACGTGCGCTGCTACGCGGCGGCGGACGGCAGCGCGGCGGCGGTGGAGGCCATCGCCGAGCGGGTGCGGGCACTGCTGCACCGGCAGGCGTTCGCGCTGAGCGGCGGCACGGTGGTGGTGGCGGACGTTGCCGGCCCGGTAGGGGCCGACGAACGTGACGTATATGCAAGAGTGTTGAGTTTGAGCCTGACGGCTCAGGAGGACTAAGCAATGGCAGGTATGAATGGGGCGAGCGTCCTGATCCTGGCCAACACCGGCACGCCGTCGGTGCCGGCCTACGAAGTGGTGGGCTACCAGCGGGACGTCACAATTGACGAGAGCTCGGAGGTCATCGACGTCTCATCGAAGAACGAGCGGGCGCAGCGCGTGCTGGCGGGCCGCTACTCCGGCTCCATGTCGCTGGACGCGCTGTACGTGCCGGACGACGAGGGCTACCTGGCGCTGCGAGCGGCGCTGCGCAACGGCGAGCTGATCCTGGTGGCCATCCAGGAGGATGACGTCGTCATCGAGACGGTGGCGGCGCACGTGGACAGCATCAGCCGGGCGCATCCGGACCAGGCCGAGAGCACCATCTCGGTTTCGCTAACCTTCGACGGCATGCCGGAGGCGGTGGGCTCGTGAGCACGGGCGCACGCGGCGAGCGCGTGATCGAGACGGAGGACGGCGAGGTCCGCATCCTGTTCACGAACCGGGCGCTGGCCAACGCCGAGACCCAGCTCAACCGCGGGGTGTTCGAGGTGCTCGCCGACCTGCAGTCCGGCGGGCGCATCGGGGACGTGGCGGTGCTGCTGCAGGCCGGCATGGAGGCGGCGCGCCGGGACGCCCGCGAGGGCGGCAAGCCGGTGACGACGGCGCAGGCCTACGCAGTCCTCGACGAGGTCGGCTATGCCGCGGCGGTCATCGCCGTTGTGGAGGCGGTGGCCGAGGTCGTGGGCTACACGCGGGAGCGGGATGCCAGCATCCAGGATGCCGGGGACGACGCGGACCCAAACTGAGCGGCGCCCCGGGCACGTTCGACGCCGGGGCGCTGCTGGAGGCCGCGCTGCGCTGTGGGGTGAGCGTCACCGAGTTCTGGGATCTAACCCCGGCGGAGACGCTCGCGGCCATCGACGCGGCGGTGTGGCGGGCGGAGCAGGCGCAGCAGCGGGACGTGACGCTGGCCTGGTACGTGGCCGGGCTGCAGCGCGCCAAGCGGCTGCCGAAGCTCAAGAGCCTGCTGGTGGGCCTGACGCGGGCGAAGCCGCTCACGGGTGAGGAGCTCGCGCGGCGCCGGCAAGAGTTCGACGAGCTCAAGGCGAACGTCGACGTGGCAAAGCTGGCGGAGAAGCTAAGAGGTAAGGCGAAGTGACCAGTCTTGGCGAAGCAACGGTAGACATCCGGGCCACCCTCGACAAGCTGGACGGGGACCTGGCTAATGCCCGTTCGCGCGTGCAGCAGGCGATGGCGTCCGTGACGAAGATCGCCACGGCGGCGGCGGTGGGCATCGGTGCGGCCATCGGTGGGGCGGCGGTCGGCGCGGTGGCGCTGGCCGCCAGCGCGGAGCCGCTGATGGGCCTGGAGCAGGGCTTCGCGTCGGTGATGGACCGCATCGGCGGCAGCGCGGACGAGATGCTGGCCAGCCTGCAGGATGCCTCCGGCGGGCTGATCGCCAACCGGGACCTGATGGCGTCCTTCAACAAGGCGGCCTCGCTGGTGAGTGACGACTTCGCCTCGCAGCTCCCGGACGCCATGAGCCTGGTGCAGCGCGCCGCGGCGGCGACCGGGGAGGACATGGGCTTCCTGTTCGACAGCCTGGTCACGGGCATTGGGCGCGTCTCGCCGATGATCCTGGACAACCTGGGCATCCAGGTGTCGCTGGCCGAGGCGACGGAGCGCGCCGCGGAGATGTTCGGCGTAAGCGCCGACGAGCTTTCGAAACAGCAGCAGCAGGCTGGTCTCACCGCCATCGTGATGGAGCGGCTCAACGAGGTCTACGGCAACGTGCCGGACGTCGAAAGCCCGTTCGCCCGGGCGAAGGTGGCGCTGGCCAACCTGCGCGACGAAATAGGCTCGCGGCTGCTGACGGCCATCGGCCCGCTGGCCGAGGACCTGCTCAATATTGCCGAGCAGGTCCTTCCCAAGTTGTTCGACGTGCTCGACAGCGACATCATGCCGGTCATCGAGGATGTGGCGGCGGCGTTCAGCACGTTCTTCGGCAGCCTGGCCTCGGGTGAAGAGCCGCTCGGCGCGATCAGCCAGCTACTCGAGGATCTCGGGCTAGGCGGGCTGGTGAAGCCGCTCGAGTGGCTGTCCGGCTGGTTCGAGGAGCACGGCCCGGGCATCCGGGATGCCGTCGAGGAAACATTCGGCAAACTCAGTGAAGTGCTGGGGGATCTCGGTGGCAAAATCCAGGAGTTTGTCGGTGAGCAGATGCAGGAGATCGCCGACTGGCTCGAGGAGAACGGCCCGCTGATCGAGGACTTCACCGCCGCGGTAGGCAAGGGGTTCGCCTTCATCGTCGAGAAGCTGGCCGGTCTGTGGCCAACCATCGAGAATATTCTCGGCGGGCTCATCGAGCTGGTGCTCGGTATCGCCAAGACCATCATGCAGGTGGCTACCGGCGACTGGGCGGGAGCCTGGGAGACGATCAAGGAGACGGCAAGCCAGGTCTGGGAGGCGCTCAAGGAGGCCTTCAACAATTTCGCAGACTGGGTG